CGACGATTTACCATTGCTCCTCTGTTTTGCTGCATAGCAGAAACAGCCGCCGGTGCTTCTTGAAACACCATACGTTGCGGACCACCCTGTCCGCCACGCGCTCGCCTATTCCTACTAGGTCGAGCTTGGCCAGTTTTCTTACTGACCTTAAGTTGGGCAATCTCATTCGTGAGGGAACGCATTTGAGATGCCATGTTGTTACGTGCACGACCATTCCTATTACGTTTCTGAGGAGGGGCCATCTTACTTAAACAATTTGCCGTTTGGTAATCTGTATAGGGGGAGAGTGTTAAGTGCTGAAATTCGAAATCGCGGCGTCCCGCAATCGAGGAGGTACGGTGACGACAAGTCAACCAACCTTCCTTCACACACCCATGTGCTGGGTCTAATGATTTACACCTCCAACAAAGGCCACAATGAATGTTACCATTCAGAGCATGCATTTCCCTATTCCTGGCCTCATGTTCAGCCTCAAGAACGGCTACAAATTGGAACCATAGGGAAAAATTGAGTAGGACTATGCAATACGCAACAGCCCACACCCAAGGATTGCTGAGAATACTATCAGCAATAGCCCACGCAATAAAACCCATCCGAAAATTTCCATTTAGGGTGTGCATTGCTCGATTGTGGGCTAATTGTTCCGATCGATACACCGAAACAAAAGCGAGTAAATTTCCTCTCCACCACCCATTATCCTCTATCGGAAAATCATTTTGGTCATAGTCAGTCTCTTGAGAGAACAATTCAACCTCAAACCAAGTGAGTGGGTACAATTCCAAAATCAATCTAATTTCGGTGAATTCATACTCGGCATGATCATCAGTGTTAGTAGCAGAGCCATTATTGCCATTTAACTTAGCAAAACAAGCATCCACTTTACTCAAATTCTTCAACACTATGCCATGTCTCTTAGCTACCCGATCGCGCTTTTCATGCCATTGAGCCATTTTCTCAAATGAAGCATTCTTCGGTGGTAGCCAAGTATTCGGATCCTTAAAATCTTTAGGCTCCGAAACCTCCTGTTTCTCGCGTCTTCGTTTCTCGCGACGAGCAACAGTGGTAAAGACCGCGTCTACTTGAAGACCATCGGCTCCGACCTTGGGAACGGCCGCATCCGCCTCAATGATTTCAGCTGAACTGCAATTCTTATCATCTTCCTCATCCCACTCCGGCAAAGGTGCCTCCGGTAGGGGTCTGGCGGGTGGGTGACATAAATCATCACCAACTATACAAGTCACTTTTACTTCAGGTGCAAAACCATCTGCAGAGGTGCACAAAGGAGCTTGCAATAGTAAATCGGGGCGACAAGTCCATTCAGCGTAATCTATCCACTCATTGAACCGGTCCCAATCAAAATCAGGAATCTGCTTGTTGAAGTTGTCCTCCATCCAACCGCTATCCTCATTAGGCCAATTGGTCCATTTCCCATGCTGGCCATCCCATGGCGCAAGAACTCCACCAGTCCTGTCACCAAGTAGCTTATGTGCTACAATACAAATCCTACCGACTGCAGGCGAATTCTTATCCATTCGATAGTAGCCTGAACACCTCTCAGCAAAACGCTCTAATACGTTCTTGAGATGTGTTGGTCCAACCCAAAATTTCGACAACAGACGAGATGGGTTGGCCATAGAATTTGGGCAACCAGTCCACACATCTGGCCCGAATTGCCTATTAAGAAAACTAACTCCCATTTGGCCTCTAATTTTGACCCCAATGGTATAGTCCTGGCCCATCAGCTCAGCACTACGACGCAACGCTTCGGGATCAACGGCTCCAGTGAGACTATCATCTCCACCATAAATACCCAATTTACCCCATGCTTCACTCGCGCTCAGTTTCCTACCATTGACCAGTGTGTTTCTCCATGCACAATAGTCAATGAATGCAACGAGAATAGTATTGAAGTCAGATGTCTCTAACGACCCCGATCCACGCCCAAAGCCGGAAGTATATTTCCTCCCAAACTCAGTGACACCGGGCACGGCGATTTGGGCATCCATAACCTCATTCAACCGTGAAAAGAATTCTCTTGCAAAATAACGGAACATACACACACGTTCCAAGACTCTCGCGAATCTACTGACATGCCCATCAAGTCGATTACCATCCCCTTCAACTCCATGGGGGGCATCGGCTAAAATGGCACACACCCTGTTTGCTATCTCAACAGGTGTCATGGCAAAAGCATACCAAGATTGGTTGCTCATGACATGGTCATGAAAGGCATACACAAAGGTAGAATACTCCAACTTAATCGAAGGAATAGCAGCTGAAATATTACGTGGGTCTGTTGGTTTGGTATAAGTCTCTTTCTTAACAAAACAATTCCAAAACCATTTAACAAATTGGCCGGTGACTGAAGCTTCAGCTATGAGTGCCCTCTGTGTGGGCCTATCCTGCCGGTCTAAGACTTCATCATGCCCGACAGGGGTTCCAATATTTGGTTGCGGTATCAAGAATTCTGCAAACTCAACCATATAACCAGCCAAAGTGGGTGGCAAAGGGGGATTATCTACCCTCTTATATTGCTCAACCCTACCTTTAATACATTGGTTATCGGTAGCCAAACTCGATACGAAACCATAGCACGGTCCGATTAGTGGAGAACCGAACGGGCTCAACGGAATAGGTGCAGTATAATCATTCTTATCAAATGAAATAGGCACATATCCGGCGGATGGTGGATACACAACGGGTGGAAAAACCCCAGTCTGCGAACGAGTATAATTAGCAATTATAGCCGCATGTCCTGGAGCAAGCTTAGCCGTTGGTAGACCCAATGGGTCACTGGCAGCAATATTACTCGCAACCATAGCTGGCGTTATTGGCACTTTGGCAACCAATGCAACCGCTTTTACGGCGTCAAATTGTGCAATTGGAAGCACAACCGACGTGGTCGACTCTAACACCGACACACTTCGCCGCAGTCCATCCTTGGACATACAATCCAAAACAGCAAAATCACCATTAACAGGATTGAGCCGAACTAGCGTTTTCCCCGAAAGGAACCAACTAGTCGGTAAAAGACTCCATGTGTCAAATGTTCCGATAAGGGAGAGCATTACGATACAATGGTGGTCATCCACATATTTACGATCTATGTGGTAGGCGGAAACTCGTTTGTTTAAACACCACGAATCGGACACTAAAAATGTGTCTCCAGAGTAATCCCACACTTCATGTTCATACTCTGCACCACCTGACACGCGGTACTGGACCTTACCGTTTGCCATAAACCGGAACGAATATTCTCCGGTATTGCACCCAGTGGAAGTCGGCTGAAACGTAGCAACGAAATACGTCCCTGGGTGCCGAGCCAACAATTTTGGCATGTCTATGTAAAAATCTACATCGACCAATACTGCAGCCTGTGTTTTACAATCAAATGTAAAACCGCTTGGAGGTATTGCAATATCCTTCGCCCAGTGAAAAGACCTATCACCGGCGCGGTCCTTACGAATATCCGCTAAAGACTGTTGGATAAAGTAAGGCTCATAGCCCAACTGCCTAGCAACTAATGCGGCAGTCGTCCCTCCACAATTTCTATCAGCTGCAGAGGAGCCATGAGTGTGGTTTTGTGTTGGTTTCGATTTTACCAACGGTGAATCCACAAAAACCTGTCTCTGCTGGCTCGAACTTAATTCATTCTGGCCAAGAGACTTGGAGATGTACCTGGTCGCCCAAGTCGCTCCAATTGGACTAGCGCATCTATCAATAACAGCGCTGCCAACTCGATACACTCCACTAAATGCCAGCCATAAGGCGGCAGGAACACGTGTCTTACCCGGGTACAATAATGGAATACTCAGGATATCTAAGGTACCACGTGTCATTAACCCTTTTGAGCCACAAAAGACTCCAGAAAAGGGACCAGCTACATCAGGTAAACTGGGAAAGCTGAAAGACGGCATAACAAATATGGTCGCCCCAGCAAGTTTAGCACCAACGGACACCAATGTCGCAATTGTGCTAATGGCCATGGCTCCTTCCTTAGAACAGAGCCACTTAGCCAAAATAACGGCACCAGGCAAGACATGATCCTTAGCAATCTCGCCGGCCCGCTCCAATAGGGACTTACCCCCTTTACTACCTCCAAATCGACCATTAGAATAAATGGGATAATCCTCCAACTCCGCATCCGCATCAAATGAATCATCTTCGATTTCATATGACCTAGCGATGAGTTGACCAGAAGGACTGCCACCCAAAACACTGGGACGTGTATCCTCAGTGAATGTTGGCCAATCAATAACTGGACCCTTGTCGGCTGAATAAGCCAACACCTGCGGCAATGGATCTACATTTACCCGGGTTGCCGTTGGGAAACAATTGAACAATTGTTCTTTTGCCTCGTCATGCGACTTGCTGGGGTAATACGAATTAACTTTTGGATAGTTCGACATTG